GATTTTGGCGAGGTAATCGCCCGACACCTGCCTAATTTTGACAACAATATCAAAGATGAGACTTGGAAACTTCTGGAATTATTTACGGAGGAGGCGATACAACAACTAGCCGTCTAGTGCTTGCCTTTCCTGCTAGGTTACTCTAACCTAGTGGGGAGGGGAGGTCTTAGCCTCCGCAACAACTACGAACAAAGGATAAGAAATGAGCAGGACAACAGTAGAACAGATGAAGCGAGAAATCCGCACCGCCCTATCCAATGGGGAAGATATTGAGCAAATCAAAGACAATTCGGGTGAGTGGGTGGACGGCTATCTTCCCGTTTACGCTAATCAGATAATTAGAGAATGGCAAGAAATGCCGTCAGAATATAACGAACGAGGATATAACGAGCTAGGTATGGGAGGAGAGATTACGATTATTGGTCTAATGGGGCTTGACCTATATCTCTACTACACCGACCTATTCAACGAAGCCGTTGAGGAATTGGAAGAGGAATTAGCAGAAGAGGAAGTGAGCGCCTAATGTTCGACATATATCTAGGAGGGTGGCAAGCCACCGCGCAAGTGTTAGCTATCGCCCTACTAATCGGGGCGGTGCTGTGGGTAATGAGTAAGGTAGAAATCAACGAGAGAGAGGGCGAGTAATGAATAAATGCGCTATTTGTGAAGTGAAGTTTATCGGCTGGGGCTGGGTAATCTTTGATAGAAATACTCAAAACTCTACGGGATTACATTACTGTTCAGAAAACTGCGGAAAGGTGGCGCTCAATGCCTAAGTGTGGTGTATGTGGGTGGAGCTTCTCGGATCGCACACTAACAAAGCACGCCGAAACTGCGTGTGGTATGGAGGAGGAGAAGGCGGATAGAGTAGCCTACTCTCCTGAAGTAGATGATTTACAAAAACAACTAGATGAGGAGGAAGCAAATGGGTTATGAAATACAGACGGCGGAATACCTGACACAAGTGGAAGGTGAAGAGCCAAGAATGCGTATCTTTGGGCTGATACCGCAAGGATACGAAGGGTTGTTATCGGATCTTCCCGATGATGACGGAATTTACTATTGGCTAGACCAGCAGGAGTGGGACAATATCAAGGCAGGGCAAGACTTTGGAGACGCAATTATCCTAGAGGAGGAAGCAAGTGAATAAGGAATACTATCAAGCAAAGGCAGACCTTTGCCGTGACCTAGCTATCAAGCAAATGGTAGAGGGAGATAGCAAGGAGGCAGGCAAGAACCTTATCCGTATGGTGAATGCCTTGAATGAACTACAACTAATCAACTACAAGGAGGAGAAGCGTGAAGCTAACTAATTTCTATGAGGTAATGGATCTCAAGGGAGATATTGCGTGGGGTGGAGCAAGCCCGTCTGAAGCCGTTGAATGGTTCAGACGAGGGCTAGACAACTCTATCTTTGTGAGTGTATGGAATGAGCAGGATATTGAGAACCCTGTGCTAGTAACCGACAAGATAGAAGTCACAGCTCTAGTGCTGGCTACTATCACAAGCGAGAGGAGTAGAGGGTGATATTTCTAGGCGTAATAGCGGCGACCATTCTTGCCTACCTGCTTATAGTGTGGGAGGATAAGCTCAATGAACCTCAAAACTGAGAAGCCAAAGAAAGAATATCCTGCGCTGGAAAAGCGCAGACGCAACTCTGAGAAGCGTGCGGTATGGCTACGCAACTATCAGAGGGCGAGAGCGCGAGCGCTCACTAAGCTGGCACAGCAATACCCCGACCAATACAAGGATTTACTTGAGAAGGAGAGGCTAACTGATGAGGCTAATGGAAGGGCGTGGTTGGATATTAGTGGCGCTACCGCTATTGACCTTGATGTTTCTGTTCTCACATATGGAGCAGGTAACACACTTAGATCCCAAGAAGGCAACGCAGATGAGCAGGACGAAGGCTACGTGGGAGGAGAAGAATGAAAACAGAGCGCTCGCAAAAGAGTATGCGTGGGTTGCGTTTGGTTGGAGAGGAAGGGAGTGGAGATGTTTGGAGTCCTTATGGACCCGTGAGAGTAGGTTTGACCACTACGCTCAGAACCAGCAAGGAAGTAGCGCTTTTGGAATTGCTCAGGTACTTGGAGAAAAGAATAGAGATCCTCGAATACAGATACTCAGAGGTCTGCGCTACATTAGAGAACGATATAATACCCCGTGTAGAGCGAACGCTTTCTCTCTTAGAAAAGGACACTACTAAATGATTACAGGAGTATCCCTTTTCGCTGGTGTTGGTGGCTTTGAAATAGCTATGAGAAACCACAATGTAAAAGTGGTGGCAAGTGTGGAGATAGATAAGAACTGTCAATCCGTACTACGCCGTCACTTCCCTGAGTCCAAGATATTTGATGATGTAACCCAAGTGAAAGGTAGTGATTTAGTTGAAGCAGGATTTGACCCAAGCGCAGGAATTATTACAGGAGGATTTCCCTGCCAAGACCTCAGCGTCGCTGGCAAGCGTGCTGGTTTGGCTGGCGCGAGAAGCGGGTTATTCTGGGAGATTGCCCGAATTGTGGAAGAAACGCAAACAGAATACTTCGTCCTCGAAAACGTCCCTGGTTTGTTATCAAGTAACAAAGGAGCAGATTTTGGAGTCGTCATCGGGACGATGGCCGACCTCGGGTACTCTGTTGCCTGGCGCGTGCTTGATGCTCAGTACTTCGGAGTACCCCAGAGAAGGCGCAGAGTCTTCATCGTTGGCAGACGTTCTGGAAACCCAACAGATCCTGCCAAAGTTTTATTTGAGCGCCAAAGCGTGCGAAGGGATACTTCGCAGAGCCAACAGACGGGGCAAGACCCTACCTCCAGCACTACAAGAAGCTTTGGTCAAACAGGCTTCGCAAAGTACTCCGAAGGAGTAACAACTCTTACTGCTACCACATATAAAAGACCTGAAGATAATGTTGTGGTTCACCAAAAGTAGAAGGGCACAAAATGATACTGACTACGAGACGTGGGTGGAAGGCGGAGTTATGCCAACGCTGAACGCGTTTGATAATGGAGATATAAGAACCACTGTGGCTATACTTGTGCGTATGCGTGAGGGTAAACCAGGTGGGGGTAAAGGACCACTACTATCGGAGGATAAGAGTTTGACTATTGCAACTAACAATGACCAGACACTAATCACATTAGCCTACGATGAGTTCAACGACAGTATTGCTGACACTCATCACACACTAAGAGCAGGAACTAAGCAGTCAACAGGAGTGTTGACAAGTTCTGTTCGTAGGCTTACACCTAAAGAATGTGAAAGACTACAAGGCTTTCCTGATGACTGGACCGAAGGTCAGTCAGACTCAACAAGATACAAGCAAATGGGTAACGCTGTAGCTGTGCCTGTTGTTGATTGGATTATTGCTGGTATTGTTGATACACTCTAAACTGTAAAGCTCCGCAGTTCCTTATCCTTTCTGCGGGGCTTTTCTATTTGTCTTTATCTGTTGAATAGAACCCTGATCCCCGAAAGGAGATAGGAGGAGAGGACCAGAGTCTATTCATCATTTCGCCGCAGTCAGAGCAGGAGGGGGTGCTTGCTTCGGCGTGGATTGAACGCTCAACGAGAGAGGTAATTGAGCAGTTCGGACACTTGTATTCGTAGATCATTGGTAAGGACTATCTCCACCGAGATTGTTCTGTAACTTACGAAGAGAACTTTGGCAACGCCTATCAGCGGTGGAGATAGCACACTCTAGGTATGAGGCTAACTCTTGGAGAGTAAGGTTCTCGTGGTATCTCTTGATGAGAATATCTTTGTCAACAATATCTAACTTCAGGTATGCCTTCTTGATGTCAATGAGTGTGGCCAGCAGGTTGCCACCTTCAGCAGGGGCAGACTGCTTCTTTGGTTGACCATCGTTGATGAGGTTCTGTGCCTGCTCTAGCACTGTGTTGTCTACAACGGAGGCGATAACGTGAGGCAGGAGCTGAGCGATAACTACTGTGTCATAGAAGGCTTCATCTCCTGGTTTATATCCGCTACGGATAGCCTTCTCTTTACGAGCGTAGCGTTCACAGTGTCGTCTCATCTGCCACGCTAAACGCTTCTCGTTGATAACTCTCTGCACTGTGTTCTCTTCATTGAGAAGAGTATCAAGGTGTTCTGTGCGTGATAGGTACCACGAGTAGCACTCTTGAACTATGTCTTCTCGATCCACATAGCCACGAAACCTACGGCAGATAGTCGTGGTTACACTAGATGCGATGTCAGGTATTGCGGGATGTATCGTACTCATTGGCTCTCTTATTCATCTCTTCAACGTAACGGGCAGCCTTCAATCTCTTCGCTTCTTGTATCTTCTTACGGCGTAGCGCCGCCTTGTACCAGCTATGCTTCTCAGTCATTGGGTAACTCAGGCCATTTGTTTTCTAGTACAAGTATGGCAATAGCAGAGTAGTTCAGTAGGTCTACGAATGAATCTCGGAGGGACTCGTTTGATGGTGCAACTCGTGAATCAACGAGATGATTGATCCTGGCAATTTTATCGTGCATCCTGACTCGCAGTCCGTTGAGTGCTCCACCTGGACTGTGAGCAATATTCTTCGGCCCGTAATCTTTGTGTTTACGGATAAGGAGATTTCCTGCCCCGTCAAGGACTCGCCATACATCGGCGATGAATTCATCATCTATTTCCTTGTTGGCATTGGTTGGCAGGTTATCGTATAGTTCTTGTAATCTATCGAGACTATTATCATCCCCATATCCATCAATAATCTGGCTGCCTCTTGGAGATCCTTTTTCTTGCTCACTCACTGTACTCCTCCTACTAGATTGGCTGTTGCGTCTTTACCATTTGCTAAGTAAAAATCTGTAATGTCCAATCCTGGTGGTAGTGTAACAATCTGCGAGTTACTTATCTCGCTCGCCACGCGGCGAGAGAACTCAGCTCCAGGATTAGTTCCATCTTCTTTGACATCATTGTCTCCGACAACATAAACAATATCAAAACCATTGAATAACTTCTGATAATAGGGCTTCCACGCCGCAACTCCAGGCACTCCGACTGCTGGTATCCCACAGTTAGACTCCATTATTATCGCATCAAACTCACCCTCACAGATAACGATAGACTTGGTAGCAGATAGGGTAGCAATTACATTGAAGAGGTGACTCTTCTGTCCAACAGGTGCGCCATACTTAGGCTTGCCATCATCTAATCTTCTGAACTTGAAACCAACACACAAATCTAAAGCTGTGAAATACGGTATTGCAAGCCAACCCTCATAGCCTTGATGCCCCTCTATTGGATCTGTGA